CTTATACCTCTGCTTCTGGAATGATTGTGGAATTCTACCCCAGGTAATGGCAAATAATCGGATGCAATCTGGGGAAGTGGATTACTCAGCTGGAGTTCAACCCTGATCGGTTGAATGTTCTGGGCCTTGCCTTAATCGGCCGGGTTATCCATGAGTTTGGACAGGTGGCAATGTTCAAATCACTCCGGGCGGCAAACAGTTCTGGAGGTGGGCATCCCCCATTTTGGTCATCAAAGTAGTGTCTTCGCCCCGACGTAGAGATACGTAGCACTACAAGCCGTGGTGGCCACCATAAAAAGATGTTATAAAGGGACCAGACAGTCAAACAGGTTTCGGACACTCCTGGGCGTTGCAACTCGCAAACCCCATTGGGAGGCAAGACTCGTCAATTGAAGGTAAGATATATAACTAAAGACAGCATGGACAAGTTAGCGAAGGAAATTGCTGGTAACTCACCACCTACGGGAGAAAATGCGAAGAAATTTCGCAAAAATCGCACGCCCAAGCAAAAGAGGCCTGTGAATGCTCAGCAGCAAGTGAGTATAGCTGGTACGTCTCATACCGAAGAGAGACATAAGAGTCAAAAACAACATCAAAAACATTTTGACTCAGTTGGAGGTTGTACTTCTAAGTACATTAAAATAAAATCATCCCCTCCAACTACTCAGTCAGCTCTCGACGCTGCAAACATCTGGATAGCCAATAACAGCAAGTCCATAGATGATAAGGAGCAGTATTACTGCCCTGAATGTGGTCAAGTCGAGTTGACAATTTGTGGTTGCCATCTAAAGCCACATAAGTCTCAGGTCAACGTTGCCCCCCCTGAGCCATGCCTATTTCCTCGGCCAATTGAGACTGAGTTTGAGGTGACATATGAGAAAAGTTGGTTCCATGAGACCACTCCGGACAGGTTTGACGCAAAAACGTTGAACAATGCATCCATGTTTGACATGGACAACTCAGTATTGAGTGATGAGTATATTTGTGCACCAATGTACAATTATATAAGATTGCATATGTCTGGGAAGTACGGATCTAGGACCGAGAAATACACCCACTGTCACAAACTGGCATTGAAGTTCTTGGAACTTAAGAAAACCAAGCCGGAGGAGCTCAACACCCTCCAAACTAACATGGTCTTAGTCACAGTTCAGCGCGTGACTGACCAGATCGAAAACTCCTGGATATCTAAGGAGCTAGATCCAACCCCAAACCGCTATTTTCCGAGGGCCTGGTTGAGGAATTGGTGGTTGATACTATTCGTACGCTTGGTTTTGATAATCTCAACCATAACAAACTGGCTTCTGCTCAAGCCATTAGGCGTCGTATATCGTATCACAGGGCCATTGCCACTGGTATTAACACCGCTAATTTATTTAGTGGGAATATCAGTAAGATCTGCAGTGACCTGGGCCGTTGGGTACGGCGACAAGCTGACGGAGAAGTTCGTCTTCACAGTGCTAGTTTATTCAGTACAGTGGGGGAATACTTTCATATTGGTCATGGCGGACCTAGAGGAGCGATCGACGGAAACGTTCGGCGAGGGTTTCACAGTAACATGGGAACTCTTGATGCTTCTTATACCAGTTGTAATCACAATTCGCATTCTAGTGTGGTTACTCCGAAAAGTTTTCCGCTGAAATTTACGACCATATGCGCTCATGGGACTGAGTTACTCCCGTTTGCAACATGGAAGAATGCAAAAGTAACTCCCCTGAATCTCTCAAATTGGAAGGTTATGAAGAAATGTAAAGACTCTGAATATGTTCAGGCTTTTGACATTCCTTTTAATAAAGAGCCAGTTTATGTTATGAGGAATTGTCACCACAATGATGTAGTCGCTCTTCACAATCGTTATCTCAGAGAAACTCCCAAAGTTTCTTGTAATCTCAAGATTGTGAAGCAACTCACTGACGAGTTCATTGGTTTGATTTTGCCTCATTTCTCAGGAAAAATCTCAGCTTCAGAATTCCTTTCTGAAAAGAAGGGAGCGTTAGGTGTAAGGTATTCTGAAGCCACAAAGAATCTCATTGAACAGGGCTTTGACTTGAATAAACACAATGACATCAAAATGTTTATCAAGAATGAGAAGTACTCTGAGTTGAAACCACCTCGGGCAATCATGGGTAGAAATCCAATGTTTAACATAGCATATGGTCAGTATACAGTCCCTATAGAACATGCCATGATGCAGTTACCACAATTCACAAAAGGTCGCAATTTCCTCGAAAGAGGAGAATGTTTTGAAAATCTGACTGGTGAATGGTACTTAGAGAATGATTATTCGAAATATGAATCATCTCAACGTCTGATCATCTTAGACACAATTGAGAAGAGGATTTTTCGTGCTCTCTACCCAGGTGATGCCTTCATAATGGACTTGTATGAGTCTAAATTAATGAAGAAGGGGATGACTTCGAATGGTGTAAAATTCAAATTTATAGGATGCCGCGGTTCTGGTGATATGGACACTGGATTATTCAACTCCATTTTAAATTGGATAGCCTGCAGGTATTTTGAAATACACAATAATTTTCCTTGGAGTGGAAAGTTTATCGTCGACGGAGACGATGGAGTTATAAAGTCACCCCGTGGCGTAGAGTGTTTTATAAACACTTTTGAACATTTTGGATTTGAAGCCAAATTGGAATTGAGGAAAGATTATCATGACGTAAATTTTTGTAGCTCAAAATTTGTGCAGACTACGCCTGGTGTGTATTACCAGGTTCAGGATCTGAACAAATTATTATCTCAATGCAAATTTATGATCAACACTGCTTTCTTAGAGTCACTTGTTGACTATTATTCTAGTTTAGGTTTTATGTATAGTGTGCTATATCCAAATTTTCCTGTGTACTCAGCTTTCAGCCAATACTTACAAAGTTGCGGTTTTGAATATTTTAAAAGAGACATGGTAGAGAAAGTTCATTATGGTGCCTCTCAGGCATTCACCGCGTCCAAAGATCTGAAACTCCAAATAGATCCTCTGCTATTGCGTGCAGAGATAGCTCTCTGTTTTAACATACCTCACCAAGAGCAACGCAAAATGGAAAACTGGTTTTTGAGCAACAAACTTGATTTTCCACCAGAATATTCGAAACCATATAGCCCAAAAATAAGAAAATTGAAGCTAGAATATTCTGAGGATGTCATAAATAGGATGTTTGATGGATACATAAGACCATCCAAGATATCTAGAGATCACGACAAACTGTGATCATTGTCTCGGGCTAAAGAGACAATTTTATGACACTAAAATATCG